ATGAATATGCCATTGACTTCGACGCAGCACGATCTCAGCTCAGGTGCCGATTGGATCGCCTGCGAACCTGTCGAGGTCCAAAAATCGTTCCTTGACGAACTGGAAGAGGCCGAGATCCTCGCGCTGCCGTTCCTCTTCGATTTCTGGGCCATGCCGCATCAATTGCCGCCTGACGGCAACTGGCGCTCCTGGGTGATCATGGGCGGTCGCGGCGCGGGCAAGACGCGGGCCGGGGCAGAATGGATCCGCGCCAGCGTCGAAGGTTCGCGCCCGCTGGATCATGGCCGCTGCCGTCGCATCGCCCTTGTCGGCGAAACACTCGACCAGGTGCGAGAGGTCATGATCTTCGGCGAAAGCGGCATCCTCGCCTGTTCCCCGCCTGATCGGCGGCCCGAATGGCACGCCACGCGGCGCATGCTGATCTGGCCGAACGGCGCCACCGCGCAGGCTTTTTCCGCGCATGAGCCGGAATCCCTGCGCGGGCCGCAATTCGACGGCGCCTGGGTGGACGAACTGGCCAAGTGGAAGAAAAGCGCCGAGACATGGGACATGTTGCAATTCGCCCTGCGTCTTGGCGACGATCCGCAGGTTTGCATCACCACGACCCCGCGCAATGTGGGTGTTCTGAAAGAGCTTTTGAAACTGCCCAGCACGGTGGTGACCCACGCCCCGACCGAGGCGAACGCGGCCAACCTGGCCAGCTCTTTCCTGGAAGAGGTGCGGATCCGCTATGCGGGCACGCGCCTGGGGCGGCAGGAACTGGATGGTGTTCTGCTTGAGGATGCGGAAGGCGCGCTGTGGACGGGGGCGCAGCTGGAACAGGCGCGCGCGCCGGTCCTTCCCGAACTTGACCGTATCGTGGTGGTGGTCGATCCGGCCACGACCGGCCATGGCGGATCGGATGAATGCGGTATCGTTGCGGTGGGGGCGGTCACGCGCGGCCCGGTGCAGGATTGGCGCGCCTTTGTGCTTGAGGATGCCAGCATCGCAGGTGCCAGCCCCGCGCAATGGGCGCAGCGCGCCATCGCCGTGATGGAACGTTGGGGCGCGGAACGTCTGGTGGCCGAGGTCAACCAGGGCGGCGACATGGTCGAGGCGGTGATCCGTCAGGTTGATCCCTTGGTGCCCTTCCGCAAGGTCCATGCCTCGCGCGGCAAGGCGGCACGGGCCGAACCCGTGGCGGCCTTGTATGAACAGGGGCGGGTGTTACATCACGGTCCGCTGGGTGATCTGGAGGACCAGATGTGCGCGATGACGGCGCAGGGCTATGTCGGCAAGGGCAGCCCCGACCGCCTTGATGCGCTGGTCTGGGCGCTGTACGAGCTGATCATCGCACCCTCGGCCCAATGGCGACGACCGCAGGTGCGCGCGCTCTGATCCGGAATTGTTAAGCTTTTCGTCAGATTGTCTGCACATCAGGTCGGACAACCCCTGCCGGCACGCCGAAGGCGGCGTTGGCGGGGGCGATCCGATCCGGCGCGAACAGCGGCAGGATCAGGGAGCAGGTCATGGTTTTTCAATTCCTCAAACGCGGTGGCGCGGATCAGGCAGCGCCCGAGCTGAAGGCCAGCGCCGCAGGTCCCGTGCTGGCCTTTCAGGGCGCGGGCCGCGTCGCCTGGAGCCCGCGCGACACCGTATCGCTGACACGGACGGGCTATACCGGCAATCCGGTGGGATTTCGCTGTGTCAAGCTGCTATCCGAGGCGGCAGCGGCCTTGCCGCTGGTGCTGCAAGGGGCGGGGCGCCGTTTCGAGGCGCACCCCGTCTTGGCCCTGCTGGGCAATCCCAATCCCGCGCAGGGTCGCGCCGAATTGCTCGAGGCGCTTTATGCGCAACTGCTGCTGACCGGCAATGGCTATCTGGAGCTGGTCACGACGGATGCGGGGGCGCTTGCCGAACTGCATGTGCTGCGCTCGGACCGCATGAGCCTGATCCCCGGCCCCGATGGCTGGCCGGTGGCCTATGATTACAACGTTGGCGGACGCAAGCATCGTTTCGATGTCAGCACGTCACTGGCCCCGATCTGCCATATCAAAAGCTTTCACCCGCAGGACGATCACTATGGCTTTTCGCCCTTGCAGGCAGCGGCGCAGGCGGTGGACGTGCACAATGCCGCCAGCCGCTGGTCCAAGGCGCTGCTGGACAATGCCGCGCGGCCATCGGGGGCGATCGTCTATCGTGGTGCCGAAGGGCAGGGCAGCCTGAGTGCGGATCAATACGACCGGCTGGTGTCCGAGATGGAAAGCCACCACCAGGGCGCGCGCAACGCGGGTCGGCCCATGCTGCTGGAGGGTGGTCTTGATTGGAAACCGATGGGTTTTTCGCCCTCGGACATGGAATTTCAGCAGACCAAGGAAAGTGCCGCGCGCGAGATCGCGCTGGCCTTCGGCGTGCCGCCCATGCTGCTGGGCATTCCGGGTGACGCGACCTTCGCCAACTACCAGGAAGCCAACCGCGCGCTCTATCGCCTGACGGTGTTGCCGATGGCCACGCGCGTTGTGGCTGCCCTTGCCGAATGGCTGTCGCGCTTCACCGGCGAGGCGCTGGATCTGCACCCCGATCTGGACCAGGTGCCCGCCCTTGCGGCCGAGCGAGACCTGCAATGGCGCCGCGTGGCCGATGCAACTTTTCTGACCGATGCGGAAAAGCGGGCGCTGCTTGGGCTTCCCGTGCTTTCGCTGGCCGGGCCTGACGGGCAGGAGGCTGCGGAATGAGCGATCCGCGCGCGGGCCACCGCGATCCGGGGCGTTATGGTTTCGAAGCCTTCGATTGCGCCCCCGCGCTGCGGCTGGAGGCCCACGAGCGGGTCTCGAACCTGCATGTCGAAGGGCTGAACCGGCGCGCCGAGAAACTCGAAGCCTTGATCGACAAGCTGGAAAAACGGCTGTGGCTGACGGTTTACGGCGTTGTGGCCGTGATCCTGGCAGAGGCGTTCCAGTCGATAATGACAGCGGCCCCCTTGGCGGGCCCGCCATGAAAGGACGATTGATGGATATGGAACTGGAGCGCAAGTTCTGCCAGCCCGGCATCGGGTTGCGGCTGACCACCGAGGGCACCGACCAGGTGATCGAGGGCTATGCCAGCCTGTTCGATGCGCCTGATCAGGGCGGTGATGTTGTGGCGCGCGGGGCTTACGCGGCCTCTCTCAAGGCGATGGCGGCGGAAGGGCGGCGCGTGCGGATGCTGTGGCAGCATGATCCGGCGCAGCCCATCGGCCTCTGGGACGAGGTGACCGAGGATGCGCGGGGTCTGCGGGTCAAGGGCCGTCTGCTGGATGGTGTCGCGCGCGGCCGCGAGGCGGCGGCGCTGATCGCGGCCGGTGCTATCGAGGGCCTGTCGATCGGTTATCGCACGATCCGGGCGACAAAGACCGCAGAGGGGCACAGGTTGCTGACAGAACTGGACCTGTGGGAAGTCTCTGTCGTGACCTTTCCCATGCTGCCTTCGGCGCGCGTGGCGGCCAAGGCCGACGGGCTGAATGATGCGGGGCTGCGCGATCTTGCAACCCTGTTCCGCGAGGGGCGACAGATCCTGGCACAAGGCTGATCGGGCCGGGCTCGGGCAACAACAGAAGGATGAAAACGATGACGACCGAGAAGATGTCTCGGACCGGGGAAGGTCTGTCCAACGACCTGTCTCCTACCGCCGGTCTGAAATCCGCAGTTACGGAATTCATGAGCGATCTTAGGGGCTTTCGGGCCGAAATTCACACAAGGCTTCAACAGCAGGAAGAGCGACTGACCATGCTTGATCAAAAATCCCGGACCATGCAGGCCCATACCGGTGCCCGCCCCATCCTGTCCCGCCATGCCGAGGGCGAGGCCCCGCATCAAAAGGCCTTCGCCGCCTATCTGCGCAATGGCGACGATGATGCGCTGCGCGGCCTGACCCTTGAAGGAAAGGCCATGTCGAGTGCTGTTGCGGGCGACGGCGGCTATCTTGTCGATCCCGAAACCGCGGGCCGCATCCAGTCCGTTCTGCACGCGGGCGCGTCGCTGCGGGCGATCGCCAATGTGGTTCAGGTCGAGGCCACGTCCTATGATGTGCTGGTCGATCATTCCGACATCGGCCATGGCTGGGCCACCGAGACCGGCAGCACGGCGGAAACCGGCACGCCGGTGATCGACCGCATCACCATCCCGCTGCATGAACTCAGCGCCCTGCCCAAGGCCAGTCAGCGCCTGCTGGATGACAGCGCCTTTGACCTTGAAGGCTGGCTGGCGGGCCGCATCGCCGACCGTTTCGCCCGCGCCGAGGCTGCGGCCTTCGTCAGTGGCAATGGCATCGACAAGCCGCGCGGCTTCCTGACCCATGCCACGGTGGACAACGATGTCTGGGCCTGGGGCAACCTTGGGACCGTGCCCACCGGGGCCGATGGTGCCTTTGACGGGGCGGATGCCATCGTCGATCTGGTCTATGCCCTGGGGGCGCAATATCGCGCGGGCGCGGTCTTCGTGATGAATTCGAAAACTGCGGGTGCCGTGCGAAAGATGAAGGACAACGACGGGCGCTTCCTGTGGTCGGACGGTCTGGCCGCCGCCGAACCCGCGCGGCTGCTGGGGTACCCCGTGCTGATCGCCGAGGACATGCCCGACATCGCCAGCGGCGCCCATGCCATCGCCTTTGGTGATTTCGCGGCAGGCTACACCATCGCCGAACGTCCCGATCTGCGGGTCCTGCGCGATCCCTTCAGCGCCAAGCCGCATGTGCTGTTCTACGCCACCAAGCGTGTCGGCGGCGATGTCAGCGATTTCGCCGCTATCAAGCTGCTGCGCTTCGCCGTCGCCTGATCCCTGTGACCGGAAGGCCGGATCTCCGGCCTTCCCATGCGCGTCCGGGTCCCGGTGGTCCGAGGACGGGTGCGGACCAACGCAGGTTGCGAGAACTGGAGATTTTCCATGATGTTGACGGAAGAAACGACGCTGCCTTCCGCAGGGCTGCCGCTGGCCACGTTCAAGGCGCATCTGCATCTGGGCACCGGCTTTGCCGAGGACAACCTGCAGGACCCACTGCTGGAGGGGTTCCTGCGTGCGGCGATGGCTGCGATCGAGGCGCGGATCGGCAAGGTGCTGCTGGAGCGCGGTTTCGTTCTGGAACTGACCCGCTGGGCCGATCCGGCGGGTCAGCCGCTGCCCCTGGCCCCGGTGACCGAAGTGACTGCGGTAGTGCTGCGCGATGCACAGGGTGTCGAAAGCCCGGTGCCTGTCGCGCGCTGGCGTCTGGAACATGACATGCAGCGCCCCTGTCTGCGGGCGGCGGGCGGCGTCTTGCCAGCCATTCCGCAGGGCGGCCATGTCCTGTTGCGGTTCCGCGCGGGGCTGTCGGACGACTGGCCGGGCTTGCCCGCCGATCTGGCCCAGGCGGTTCTGTTGCTGGCGGCGCATTTCTACGAATACCGGCAGGACACCGGGCTTGGCAGCGGGTGCATGCCCTTCGGCGTGACCAGCCTGATCGAGCGTTATCGCAGCCTGCGCCTGTCCATGGGTGTGCCGGGTATCGGGGGACGGGCATGACCGGGGTCCATCTGCGCCGCCGCATGGCGCTGGAACAGCCCGCGCGCAGCCCGGACGGGGCGGGCGGCTTTGTCGAGACCTGGGTGACGCTGGGCGAGGTCTGGGTCGAGGTGAAGGCCATGCCGGGCCGCGAGGTCACGCAAGGTGGACAGACGCTGTCGCGCAACGCGCAGCGCATGGTGCTGCGCGCGGCCCCCCAGGGATCGGCCATGCGGCCGCGCCCCGATCAGCGCCTGCGCGAGGGCGCGCGCATCTTCACCATCCTTGCCGTCAGCGACAGCGATCCGACGGGCCGCTACCTGACCTGTTTCACCCAGGAAGAGGTGGCCCCATGAGCTATGCCGCCGCGGCCGCACTTCAGGCGGCCCTCTTTGCCCATCTGTCAGCCGCCCCCACGCTTGCGGCACTTCTGGATGGGGCGATCTATGACGCGCTGCCGGCAGGGCCTGTGCCGCCGCTATACCTGCTGCTGGGCCCAGAAGCTGCGCGCGACCGCTCCGACCAGACCGCGCGCGGGGCCGAGCATGACATTGTCCTGACGGTCATGACCGATGTCGCGGGGTTCCAGCAGGCCAAGCAGGTGGCGGCAGCGGTCTGCGATGTGCTGCTGGACCCTGATCTGGCGCTGGACCGGGGGCGGCTTGTCAGCCTGCATTTTCTGCGCGCCAACGCCCGCCGCGAGGGGTCGGGACAACGGCGCCGGATCGAGCTGACATTCCGCGCGCGGCTCGACGACATCTGAAATCTCAATCAACGGAGGGGTCGCCATGGGTGCCCAGAACGGCAAGGATCTTTTGATCAAGGTGGATCTGACCGGCGATGGTCAGTTCGAAACACTGGCGGGACTGCGCGCCACCCGCGTCAGCTTCAACGCGGAAAGCGTGGATGTGACCAGCCTGGAAAGCCAGGGGGGCTGGCGTGAACTGCTGGGCGGCGCCGGGGTCAAATCCGCCGCGATCAGCGGATCGGGCGTGTTTCGCGACGCGGCCAGCGACGAACGCGCGCGCCAGATCTTCTTTGACGGTGAAACCCCTGCCTTCCAGGTGGTGATCCCGGATTTCGGTATTGTCGAGGGCGCGTTTCAGCTGACCGGCATCGACTATGCCGGCAGCCACAATGGCGAGGCGACCTACGAGGTGGCATTGGCCTCGGCCGGTGCGCTGGTCTTCACGGCGCTCTGACATGGCCAATCCCTGGACGGGCGAGGTTGATCTGGTGATCGACGGTCAGACCCATGTGCTGAAACTGACCCTTGGTGCCCTGGCCGAGCTTGAGGCCGGACTGGGCGATGCCTCGCTTGTCGATCTCGTGGCACGCTTCGAGAGCGGCGGCTTTTCAAGCGGCGATGTTCTGGCCCTGATCGTGGCGGGCCTGCGCGGGGGCGGCTGGCGTGGGACCGCCGCCGACCTTCTGAGCGCCGAGATCGAAGGCGGGCCATTGGCGGCGGCGCGCACTGCCGCCGTGCTGCTGGTCCGCGCCTTCAGCCTGCCCGGTGAGGGGGGGACCACATGAACGGGTTCAACTGGCCCGCCCTGATGCAGGCGGGGCTGCGCAGCCTCAGGCTGACGCCCGCTGCCTTCTGGGCTCTGACCCCGGCGGAACTGGCGCTGATGCTGGGGCAGGGGGCGGGCACGTCGCCGATGGGGCGCGGTGGTCTGGATCGGCTGATGCAGGCCTTTCCTGACAGAATGAAAGGACAGGCCGATGACTGAGACGGACAGGATCGAGGCGTTTGCGGAAAAGGTCACCGCACTTGATGCCTCTCTCGGGGCTGCAACCGGCATGGCCGGGGCCTTCGACGGGGAATTGCAGCGCATGCGCCGGGCGCTGGCCGATACCGGCCGCGACCTGACAACGCTGGAACGTGGGTTCAGCGGTGGGCTGCGGCGCGCCTTCGACGGGGTGGCCTTTGACGGCATGAAGCTGTCGGATGCGCTGCAGACGGTGGCGAAGACCATGGTCAACACGACCTATCAATCCGCACTGCGTCCCGTGACCGAACATTTCGGCGGCCTGCTGTCCAAGGGGGTCGGCGCGCTGGTCGGGGGGGCACTGCCCTTTGCCCAGGGGGGCAGTTTCGCGCAGGGGCGCGTGATGCCCTTTGCCAATGGCGGCATCGTGTCGGGACCAGCCATGTTCCCGATGCGCGGGGGGCTGGGCCTGATGGGCGAGGCGGGGCCGGAAGCCATCATGCCGCTTGCGCGTGGGCCCGATGGCAAACTGGGGGTGCGCGGCGGCGGGGGCGGCGCGCCCGTCAACGTGGTGATCAATATCCAGACACCCGATGTCGAGGGCTTTCAACGCTCGCAATCCCAGATCGCGGCGCAGATGGGTCGCATTCTGGGGCAGGGCCAGCGCAACCGCTAAGCAACAAAGGACAACGCCATGAGCTTTCATGAAGTGCGCTTTCCCGCAAGCCTCAGCTTCGGCTCGCTTGGCGGGCCGGAACGGCGCACCGAGATCGTCACCCTGGCCAATGGCCACGAAGAGCGTAACACCCCATGGGCGCATTCGCGCCGCCGCTATGACGCGGGGCTGGGGCTGCGCTCGCTGGATGACGTGGCGCGGCTGATCGCCTTTTTCGAAGCGCGCCGCGCGCAGATGTTCGGCTTTCGCTGGAAGGACTGGGCCGATTTCCGCTCCTGTCTGCCTTCGGGGACACCGGGGCCGGATGACCAGGTCATCGCCCGCGCCGACGGGCAGACCCGCGTGTTCCAGCTGATCAAGACCTACCGGTCGGGCGATCAGGACTACGCGCGCCCCATCGTCAAGCCCGTGCTTGGCACCGTCGTTCTGGGGATCGAGGGGACGCGCCTTTATGAAGGGGTCGATTACACCGTCGACATCACCACCGGTCTTGTCACCCTGATCGAGGCCCCGACCGCCGGGCTGGAGGTGACGGCGGGTTTCGAATTCGACGTGCCGGTGCGTTTCGACACCGACCGGATCGCCACCAGCGTCGCCAGCTTCAAGGCAGGACAGGTCCCGAACGTGCCGGTGCTCGAGGTGCGGTTATGATCGGCCCGGACCTGGCCGCGCATCTGGCGGGCGGGCTGACCACGCTCTGTCACGCCTGGGCGGTGACGCGAACCGACGGGACCGTATTCGGCTTTACCGATCACGACCGCGACCTGACCTTTGACGGCATGACCTTTCGCGCCGACAGCGGCCTGTCGGCGCGTGCCTTGCAACAGGGCACCGGCCTGTCTGTCGACAATACCGAGGCGTTGGGTCTGCTGAGTGACACGGCCCTGTCAGAGGCCGATATCGTGGCCGGTCGCTTCGACGGGGCCGAGGTGCGATGCTGGCGCGTCAACTGGTCCGATCCGGCGCAGCGCGTGCTGCAGTTTCGCGGCACGATCGGAGAGTTGCAGCGCAATGGTGCATCCTTCACCGCCGAACTGCGCGGCCTGACCGAGGCGCTGAACCGCCCGCTTGGCCGCATCTACCAGAAACCCTGCACCGCCGTCCTGGGCGATGCAGCCTGCCGCGTCGATCTGACCGGGCCCGATCACAGCCTGACCCTGTCCGTCACCGCCGTGGAAGGGGCGCGCATCCTGCAGCTTGCGGGCGCGGATGCGGCAGCTTTGCCCGAAGGCTGGTTCCGACGGGGTCACCTGCTGGTTCTGGATGGCGCGGCAAGCGGTCTGCAGGGCACCGTCAAGCGTGACAGCCCGCAAGGCAGCCAGCGCGAGATTGAGCTGTGGGAGCCGCTGCGCGCCCCCCTCGTGCCCGGCGACAGCCTGCGCCTGCAGGCAGGTTGCGACAAGCGGTTCGCCACCTGCCGCGACAAGTTCGCCAATCTGGTGAACTTCCAGGGCTTTCCCGACCTGCCCGGCGATGACTGGCGCATCATCGACCCGGCCCTCTCGGGCCAGCTGCGCGGGGGCAGTCGCAGATGAGTGCAGGGACAGGGGATCGCGTGGTGCAGGCCGCACGCGGCTGGATCGGCACACCCTACCGGCATCAGGCCTCGGTCCGGGGTGTGGGGTGCGATTGCCTCGGCCTGATCCGGGGCATCTGGCGCGATCTGATGGGCCCCGAACCCGAACCCGTTCCCGCCTATGCGCCCGACTGGTCGGAACCGCAGGGGGGCGAATGGCTGTGGCAGGCCATTGCGCGGCACCTGTGTCCCGCAACCGACCGGATGTTGCCCGGTGACGTGCTGCTCTTTCGCATGCGCGAAGGATCGGTCGCCAAGCATCTGGGCATCCTGTCCCGGGCCGGGACAGCCCCGGTCTTCATCCATGCCTATTCCGGTCACGGGGTGGTCGAAAGCGCGCTGGGCCTGTCCTGGCAGCGCCGCATCGCGGCACGGTTCGCATTTCCTGAAAGGGTCCAGTGA